ACTGCTTGTTCTACAGCAGTAGGCATGGGTGATGATATTTCACTTGAAAGTTCTGAGAATGCTAAGAAATCTGATTGGGTTCGCCGGTTCAATAGGTTCGCTGATAACTACATGAATGGCGATAAGAAAATGACCGAGCTATGCCTCAAAGATGCTTATATCCTACATAAGTGGAAGAAGATTATTGCAAATCAAAAGCCAATTAATTGGGTTGAGGAATTGCATGATAAGAAATTTATTGACGTAGATACATTAGGATCATCGGCATGTGCTGGTGGTAATTGCGAAATTGACTTTTAAGAAAAATAATATGATTACGATATACACAAGAAATTTTTAAGGAGAATAATGTGATTACAATATACACAAGAAAATCACCAGCATGTCCTTCATGCATTAATGCGAAAGCGTTAATGAACAACCGTGGAATTGATTATGAAGAGCAAGTGCTGGGGGATGATATCACTACTGCAAACTTCGCTATCATGTATCCAGGGCAACGGACTGTACCTTATATTATTAAGGATCTTGGAACAGATGAAGAACAGGTAATTGGTGATTACATGGCATTACAGAACTGGGTTTCTAAAACCAAATGGTAATTACCTAACATAAATAATTCCATATAATAAACAAGGAAAATATATTATGTGGAATTATCAAAACGAAGTCTTCGCCTTACCGGAAGACTTCAACCCTTCTAAGCCTGTTTATGTTGGCTTTGTATACATGATCACCAATAATTTAAACGGGAAGAAGTACATTGGAAAGAAATTTTTTGTATCAATTAAAAGAAAGCAAGTTAAAGGTAAAGGCAAACGTTATAAAGCTGTATCGGATTGGGAGAAATATTATGGATCATCTGAAAGATTCAGTGCAGACATTCAAGAACATGGGAAGGAAAACTTCTCACGAGTCATATTACACTTGTGCACTACCAAATCAGAGTGTGGGTACTTGGAAGCCAGAGAGCAATTTCTTCGTGATGCCATCATATCCGACGATTACTATAATGATTGGATCCAGTGCAAGGTCAGAAGGGCCCATCTCAATAAACATAAAGAGGCTTTGATTGAAAAAATAAACGTTGCTTTTTGATGTATTATGTGTGATAATAGTTATATGGGATAAATTAATTGGAGTAGATTATGATTTTGATTGACTTTAACGGAGCGATGATCGGCCAGATCATTTCTCAGAAAATGGATAAAGACATTGACGACTTACGAGTCTTTATACTTAATGAATTGCGAAAGTATAACCTCAAATTCCGTGAACATTATTCTACTTCTGATGATACACGAATGGTTGTTTGCCTTGAAGGCAGGTCTTGGAGAAAAGAAGTATTTCCACAATACAAGGCCAATCGAAAGGATGTGAAGAAGAAACCTAAGCTTGATTGGGAAAACGTATACTCTATGCTGAACCAGATCGTAGAAGAACTACGTGAAAATTCGCCATATATTTTTCTACAACATGAACGCGCTGAAGCCGATGATTGTATAGCCGCAATGGTTAAATATACTCAGGCCTTTGGACGTGGTAATCCTGTGATGATCGTATCATCAGATTCGGATTTCCAACAACTGCAGCGATTCAAGAATGTCCAACAATACTCTGTTCTTAATAAGAAAATGATGGTTCCTGAAAATGGTCCTACCACATATCTTATTGAAAATATTATGCGTGGACAATCAAAAGATGGCATTCCAAATATCCACTCGCCTGACGATCAGTTTGTAGCTGAAAATTCGCCTCGTCAAAAATCTGTCAGTAAAGACTTAATTGCCAAAATTTCTGGTGTCATTCAATTTGACCTCGGAAAATTGGAAGACTTTCTTGATGATTCGCAGATTAAAAACTTTATACGTAATACAAAAATGATGGATCTTTGCGATCAGATTCCGAAAGATATTGTCGAAGATATCTACAAGGATTATGAAACGCAAAATTCAAACCGAACGGACAAGGGCAAATTAATGCCTTTCCTAATGGCCAACAGACATCGTCTATTGGTAGAATGTGTACAAGACTTTTTTTAAAAATTGGAGTTTATCATGGCAAAGCAAAAAAAGAATATGACTATATCTGAGATCCTGGCATTGGTATCTCATACACGAAAGAATGAAACTAAAAGTGAATTGCTGCGTGAATATAATAGCCTAGCATTAAGAGATATCTTAAAGGGTTCTTTTGATGATACTATTGAATGGGATCTACCGATTGGCGCTCCGCCTTTCGAAGCAGATGATGGTCCGGTTGGTCTACAGCCTGGCCAGATGGCTAAAGAGTGTGGTAAGTTAAAGTACTTTGTCAAAGGACATAAGTCAGGAGCTAACATCACTCGAATGAAAAAGGAAGCAATGTTTCAAAGTATGCTAGAGAATGTGCATGTTGATGATGCCGCTGTTCTAGTAGCAATGAAAGACAAGGAGTTAAATAAATTGTATAAGGGAATTACAAAAAGGCTAGTTCAATCAACTTGGCCGAATCTGATTGAACTATAATATGTAATATATTCAGAGAGGTTGCGCGTAAATGAGTTCAAATAAAAATAAAAGGGAGTCATTGAGCTATACTGGTATGAGTACAAACCAAATAGAACGTTTGCGTAAAGATTCGCGGGAATTGGGTCATTATATAAAACGTCTTGAAAAGAAAAGCAAGTATGATAAGATCCATATCATGCGAACTAAACAACAACTCATTGATGATTCTATTGATGAGTTGGAGTTTAAATATCTTCTAACAGCATAAGGAAACAGCCAATGCCAGTTTATGTGTATGGGTGTAATAAATGTGGTCATTCTTTTGAAGAACTACATAAAATAGATGATCGTGCAATGCCGTGTGATAACCCTTGTCCTGAATGTACAGTGACGGGGGAAGTTGCTATTGTATTATCGGCGGCGGTATTTGGCGCGACTCACAAATCTACCAGACGGATAGCTGGCAAAGGTTGGGAAGAAGTATTGCGTGCTAAGAAAAAGGGCGCAGGTAAACGAACCACAATTAAGGATTAATATATGTCATCGATTGCTTTCCCAAAGAAGTTTAACATTTCACATTTAAAGACTATCAAGGCATTAACTGAAAACCAGAAAATCACATTAGATGCATTTCAAAACGGAGCGGCACCTTCAAATCTAGTCTTGTCGGGATCAGCTGGTACTGGTAAAACATTCTTGGCATTATACCTCGCAATGGAACAAGTATTAAATCGTGAAACCCCTTACGAAAAGGTAGTAATCGTTAGAACGGCAGTACCTACTAAGGACATGGGATTTATGCCGGGCACTAAAGAAGAGAAAGAAGCATTGTTTATGGCTCCATATAAACAGCTGTTTACTGTACTTTTTGGAATATATGAAACAGATCGTCTTTGGAGTGCATTGGAGATGGGTGGATTGGTTGAGTTTATGACCACATCATACATTCGCGGAGTTACAATTGATAACGCTGTTGTTGTTGTAGATGAATATCAAAATATGTCATATCACGAATTGGCATCCTGTATTACCAGACTTGGAGAATATACAAAAGTAATTTTCGCAGGTGATACAAAACAGATTGACTTGGTCTCATATAAAGAGAATACCACGCATGCCGTTGATCATTTCAGATCTATCATTGACATGATGACTGGATTTACATGTGTGGACTTCACGCAAGCAGATTCGGTACGTTCGGGCCTAGTTCGTGACTTTTTAAGATGTGAGGAAATATACGCAAAAAAGGTATAGATTATGAAACAACATTATTTTAAAACTATAGGATATGAATTACCATATTCAAATTTGAAATCAATAACCACAGATTTGGGTCGTGTATATGAAACGCCAAAAGGTAAGTTAATATCCGTAACTACATGCCTGTCAATCTTATCTGAGGAAGCTATTAAACAGTGGAGGCAGAATGTAGGCGAGGCAGAAGCTAATCGAGTTTCAAGATTAGCTTCGGATCGTGGTTCTGCGGTACACCAGTTACTTGAAGACTTTGTACATGGCAAGGAAATACATCAAGAAAAGTCAATGCCTCCTGTATCGTCTTTGTTTAATAAGGTATCTGATGTGTTGGTTGAACATGTAGATAATGTTCGCGGCCAAGAGATTCCTCTTTATTCAGAATTCTTAGGACTTGCAGGCCGCGTTGATTTGATAGCCGAATGGGATGGTGAACTTGCTATTATCGATTACAAGACATCCAGCAAGCCAAAAATAGCAGAA